TGAAGTACCACGTTAAAGGCAAGCGGTTTTCCGGTGACATGAACACCGGCCTTGGCAACTGCTTGTTGATGTGCGCCCTGGTCTATGCGTGGGCTGCTGAGCGTGGTATACATGTTAAGTTGTTGAACAATGGTGATGATTGCGTTGTGCTGATGGAGAGAGAGCACTACACACATTTCATTGCCGGGTTGGATGAATGGTTTCTCGAGATGGGTTTCCGTATGGTGGCTGAAGAGCCCGTGTATCGTATGCACGAGATTGAGTTCTGCCAAATGCACCCTATCGAGATCGGAGATGAGTGTCGCATGGTGCGTAATCTGCCCACGACGCTCCGTAAAGACTCGATGACAGTGCATCCGATGACGCGGGCCAAGCACCGTGGCAAATGGATGACTGCTGTTGGCACCTGTGGTCTTTGGCTCACCGGTGGTGTTCCAGTTATGCAGGACTTTTACCAAGCGTACCAGCGAGTTGGGTGTCATGCCGTCAGTAACATGATGGATGACCCCACATTCGCAACTGGCATGCGGTTAATGGCCCGTGGCATGAAGGAGCAGTACAGGGAGCCTGATGCATGGACCCGAGTTCAAGTCTTCGAGGCGTGGGGGATAACACCAGACGAGCAATGCGCCGTTGAGGATTACTTCCGCGTGTACCAGTTGGACGCTAGTCGCATCCGCGATGAGCATGTCAACGACAACCCACTGTTTAACGCCCTTTGGCCGTAAAGGCTGGGGTACTTCGGATTGATAAGACAAGAGTAAGTACAATGAAGGGTCGACAGCGACCCGTAGTGGTTATACAACCCAAAAAGAGCAAAAACAAAACCAAACAGAAAAATAAACAAGTCACGTTGCTAGGCCATGCACTGAGACAGTTAGGGGGTTTGGGCGGAGGAATGGCTGGAGGCCTTATAGGCCAGGGTGATATCGGATCTAGGGTTGGAACAAGCCTTGGAGCTGCGATCAGCCGCTGGTTGGGCTCTGGCGATTATACCGTCAAGCAAAATAGTGTCGTGTCAAGCACACTGAGAGGTTCAAGTTCCGTCCCTATGATGCACACAGCTGGCCAGTCGATTACCGTGCGGCATAAGGAGTTCCTCTGTTCTATAAAAGGATCAAAGGACTTCAAGTTACAACGGTTTTTCCTATTGCAGCCCGGAGATAGTAACACATTCCCGTGGCTCAATGGAATTGCGACCAGGTTCCAGCAGTACCGCATCAAGGGGCTAGTGTTTCACTACGTACCAACGAGTGGGTATGCCGTTTCAGGCACTAATCCCGCACTAGGTGCAGTGATGATCCAGACCTCATACAGAGCTAATGACACCGACCCATCCTCCAAGCTGGAGATGTTGAATGAGTACTGGGCCACCGAATCCATCCCCTCTGATGGGTTCTGCCACCCTATAGAGTGCTCTCCAGCAGAGAACCCATTCCAGGTTCACTATGTGCGCACCAAACCAGTCCCTTTGAACGATTCCCCCCTGCTGTACGATATTGGTAAAACATACATCGCAACGCAGGGGATGCCGGATAATGATAAGATCGTCGGGGATCTCTGGGTCACGTATGAAATCGAGCTGATTAAACCACAGATTGAGTCTAACGTGCTTGGAGGGGTGCTTTCTGCTTTTGCGACAAGCAGTGCGATACCGCAGACCAACACACCACTCGGACCTGATGTGGTCACTGGAGTAGGAACAGTGCCGTTCACTATGGTGAATCGGACTATCTCGTTCCCGCTAGGGCTGGTCGGCAAGTTTCTCATCACTGCAACTATACAGTCGGCAACACAATTCACCGCCTTTGATTGGAGCGGGGCTCCCACGTTCACCAACTGTGTCGCTGCACAAGTCGACCTATCTGGGCTCAACTACACGCGCACTGTTGTTACTGGGACTTCCGCCAACGTCGGGCGGGGATACTATCAAACAGCTGTCAACATCACTGATCCCAGTAGTGTTGCGACTGTTACGATAGCCACTGTTGGTTATTCGGGTACGGCTACGCCCACACAAGTTTCGGTTGCGGAATTGCAATAAAAATGCCACCCACTACTGCATATCACAGACCTGTATCAATAAAATCAAAACATAGCGTGACCACAAATGGCTAGCCACAGCCGCATAAAGACACCACGCGTATATATTAGATATAGAGTTGCATGTCCGCCCATGTCACGGGTGGGGTTACACCCCGGAAACGGAACTGGAGTAGGGACCAGTTACTAGGTTACTAGCTTGCCTCGGCAGCGCACACCACCTTCGGGGGGC